GTTTGTGAGAGCTTCTGGAATGAACGACCAACCGACAGTGCCATTTCCGGTAGCAGGAATATTAAAAGATTGAATACTTACAGCTCGAGAAATGGCAGTTGGTACTGGGCATAAAAATGGTATTCTGGCAAGACAAATTTCAGGGTACAATAATGTTTGTGCATATTCATGTTTTGATGACTCGAAATGATCTAAAGCCATTTGCAAGTCATGTTGAAAGTTGTCATGCTGATGCTTCGGGTGTCTCATGCGGACATGTCTCTACATCCCTTGCCTGGTGTCAGCACCGACACGTTGAGTAGCTAAAGCAACATTCTCCGTGGGCCTTAGTCCATTATCGGTGTGCTCCTTGAGGATAGGTTTCGGCTAATTTTTAGTCGTTGTCTAGGCCTTCTTAGCAGTTTTTACTTTGCTAGATTGTCCACGTTGTTGTTGAAGTTTGTTTTTGTTGGATTTAGTTTTCTTCATCTTTGTTTGGAATACCTATAGCTTTTGCATTTGAAAAATCTGCGTCAGCGATTTCTAACTAAGTCTGTGGGTCAATGTGTGGATGATACGTTAATGATTTTCCACCGGTAGCTTTATAGATCCTACTAAGATATTCAATTGGTGGATTGTTAACTTTTGCAAAGTCCATTTTATAGGAGTCTTCTTTCTGAAGTTTAAAATCATTCTTGTATTTTTTCCCTGGGACTTTCATCGGCTATTTTGAGCGTTTTTCTTTTAATGATTTGTAGCCGAAAGTATTAAGATACTCACTAATCTGTAAATTGACAAGGTAGTTAACTTCTTCTATGGGAATTTTTGAAGAAGTTACACAGCCAGTGGCAGCAACTCTTTCGAGCATCCTAACACAACTATTATACTCAAGATCTATAATTTTAGAAAGGAAGCAAATCAAATCTGTATCATATGTTGGTTCTGTATCGATCAAGAGACCAAGACCATGGTCGCCTGGTTCAGGTGTTCTCTTAGTTAGTTTTCCGATTCTCTGGCGGACTTCAGCCAAGTTTGTCATGTGGATTGTCGTTGCGCCGTCATCTCCTCCTGCGAATGATCTAGCTGGTATGTTTTCTGTTAAGAGGAGTTGGTAACCGATATTATATAGCGTGTTCCCGAGAGTTGTCCTTGGTCCAAATCCTGACGGGACAGTTCCGTGTAATCGGCATGAAAAAGTCGGCCTACCTTTAGAATCTTTATAGGTAACGTCAAGGACAGTCTGAGTTATGAATTTCTTGGTTACATTCAAGGTATTGTCGTCATATCCATTCATTCTCAAGACTTCCTCGATCTGGTCAATAAACCACAAGATAATCGGGTTGTCAAAATTTTCTAATATTCTTTGGCTTCGATGTGCATCAAATTTTGCAAAATCAGTAGAGATATGAACGAGCTTTCCATCTGGCATTTCGTTAATTGAGTTTTGGAATAGGCTCAGCAAGGATTCGGAATTTTGGCCATGGACGAAGGTTGGTTTGTTAGGTTGTGAATACACATTACGTTTCTGTCCTTCTTTGATACATTCAGTGAATAGGGCGGCTATATAATTCGCATACAAATTATAAAATGGCTTATATCCTTGTTTTACTTTCTTAGATGCATTGTTTGACAATCCTAATGATTTATTCTTAACATGAACGACTGTCGAGTTTATTATCCTGGGTTTCATAACATCATTTGCATATTTTGGTTCAGCTATGGAATCTTTTTGAAAGCATTCTGATGATAAAATTAAATCTTTAATGGTAAATCCATATTTGTTATGCAATTCTTGAACTTTATACAAACTTTTCTTTTTATTAGTATCTGGTTGTCTTTCAATATAATCCTTAATTTTTAACCGTCTTGACACATCTTCAATAACTGCTGGGGTGATCAATTCTTTCAACCAAGCCTGCACTGTTGATTTAGCTTTAATAACAACGTTAATATCTGCGTCAAATTGTGCAGCCCCGCTTCTTTTTGTCAAGGCTTCAAGTGCCTCTTTGGCACTCGTGTTTACGAACTTCACTCCGCCAAATAAACCATTCTTTTGATGTCGTTTGGGTTTTGGC